AAGTGTTAAACATGCGTACACATGAAAATGCTGATCCAGACAACCTACATGCGCAAGTAGACTTTTGTTGGGATTTACAATACATTCAAATGAATGGAACATTTAGTGATATCTACAATAATGCAACACCGCAACAAGCGTGGCGTGCTGGATTTCGTGAAGGTGTTAAAATGGCACTAGATCAAGGTATTAGGCCAAACATTGAAGATTTTAAACGTAATCATTGGAAAAACTTGCATAGACTTTGGATCTGGCTAATGGTAGGCGCTGATGCAGAAAATGGTCGTTGGGCTATTTACGGTGCTAGAGAAGGGTTGTATAAAACTATGCTAACCGATTGGGACTTTATCAACGTTCGAGACTTTGAGTGGCTTAATAATTACTGGAACAGCAACGACATGTCAGAATCTGAAATGGATACCGAAAGCGAGGAAATTGGAGATACATTAATGCATGAATTACAAGCGCCTATTTCTGTTGAATGTTTAAATGCAGATCAAAGTAAATTTTTTAAAACAGTGTATCAAAATCCTGTGCGTAATCCTAAGTTTATTGACAAGGAACTTAAATGAGTGAAAGGGATGAAGCAGTCCGTATAACAAAATATACAGACAAAGAAATATCTCCTACTTTTTGTTTTGCAAAATGGTATCACGCAAACATCTATTTTCAAACAGGTGAAACACACAGTTGTTATCATCCGGCTCCTCACAAGATTGACACAGCACCGTTATTAACTAATCCTAGTGCTATACACAATACAGCACAAAAGAAACAAGAACGTGCTGCAATGATGCGTGGAGAACAACCTAAGGGATGCCAGTATTGTTGGAATATTGAAAATATGGGCGAAGATTATATTAGCGATCGTAAAACCCGTAGTAGCAGTATTTACAACGAAGAAAGACTTGATGCAGTTAAAACAGGCGGCGCAGAGTTTAATGTTAATCCAGAATACTTAGAAGTTTCATTTGGTAACGAGTGCAACTTTCGTTGTGGATATTGTCATCCAAAAGCTAGTAGTAGATATTACAACGAAATTAAACAGTACGGTCCTTATACAACTGTACGTAATCATCGTTGCGACATTGATTGGTTTCAGATTTACGAAGAAGACAATAATCCATATTTAGATGCATTTTGGCGTTGGTGGCCAGAACTTAGTAAAGATCTAACAATTTTACGTATTACAGGCGGAGAACCTACTATACAAAAAAGCACATACAAGTTATTTGATTTGCTTGAAAATGATCCTAAGCCAAACTTAGAATTAAATGTAAACAGCAATTTAGGCGGCAAACCTAAACAATTAGAAAAGTTTACTGATTCTGTAAACAGCCTGCTTAGTCAAAACAAAATACGTAGATTTAAATTGTTTACTAGTATTGATACATGGGGCGAAAGAGCCGAGTATATCCGTAATGGATTAGACATTGAAACTTTTGAGCGTAACTTAGATTACTTCATGACTAATACTAATGCACCTGTAACTATTATGATTACATTTAATATTTTCAGTGTAACAACATTTCAAACATTATTAGAAAAAATACTTGAATGGCGCCGTAAATACAACAATGTAGAAACATATAGATGGAATCGATTGAGTTTCGATACTCCTTACTTAAAAGAACCGTTGCAGTATGATATTAACATTTTACCGCAAGAGTATATGAAGTATATGCACAGCCACTTACAGTTTATAAAAGATAATTTAGATGACAAACGTAAAGATGCATTTACAACAATGGAGTACGAACGTTTTAGAAGAGTAGTTGATTATATGGATAGTACAACATATGATCCTGCAAAAGTAATGCAAGGACGTATTGATTTTTGGCGTTTCTTTAACGAACAGGACAAAAGAAGGAATACAAATTTTAAAGAAGCATTTCCGGAAATGGCAAACTTCTTTGAAACTTGTAAAGATACAGATGGATAAAAATCAATTTGACAACTTATTATATTTGCCTCTAGACATTGAAAATCCTCCATTGGATCACATGGATTATTTAAATAGTTTGGATGTTAGTAAAATATATCAAGACGACTATAGGAACTGTTATCATGTTCCTATTATGTATAATCCAACTAAAAAAGACGAATTCCAGTGGATGCCGTGGGCATTCCAAATGCCCAAGTTAAAACAATGGTGCGAGGATGTGTTATTTCAAATTACAAAAGAACGTAGTAGGATAATGATTATTACTACTCCTAACGGTACAAAAAATCCTTTGCATATTGATTGTAGTCCAGAAATGTTTGATACTCCTCAGCACAAGTTTAGATATGTTCTACAAGGTAATGTCGACGACTTAGATTTTATTGGTAAAGACACAAGTGTACGTCCTACTACTGTAGACAAACCGTTTATGATGAGCGGTAAATGGCCTCACGAAATGCACAACACCTCGGGTGATACTAAATTTACACTTGCACTAGGCGCACCGTGGGATGGTAATTATAACGATAAAAATTACGTTGGCTTACTAGACAAAAGTTATAAAAAATATAAAGATTATTACTTAGGTGTAAATTTCGACTTACCAGATAACTGGGAAGATCTGTTTGAAGAAAAATACACCTTTAGAGAAAAAGCTCACAAAATGTTTTTAAAACAGAGGTAATATTGCTTCTGCTTCGGGCCAGCGTTCAGTTGCCATTTGTTTATAGTAAGCATCTACATTAAACTTCCAAAACTTTTGAAATTTACCGCGATATTCGATTTCAAATGGGTCGCCTAAAAACCCTAATTTGTTCCAAGCAGGCGCCCATCTTGTGTGAACAGCTCGTTGTTTTCCTACTACACTGTCATTTGTGCTAATGTACATAGGCTTATCTCTTCCTATATATTCTATACAAGCAGGAATTAAAAATTGTCCACCTACATGGTCATGTGGAGTTTTATTTCGTAATTCATTGCGTAGCGTCAAATGTTTTCTAGGTCCTTCGATTAAATGACTTAGAACGCATATTCTAGCACAAATCCTCCAAGCACCGTTGCCTAAAATTCCTAATTCATTTAAACTATGGCTTACAATAGTGCCTACATATCTGTTGTTGTTGCTTAATAACCACATTTTTGTTTCTTCGGATTTGTCAATGTAATCGTGCAGCATATTGATACTGCTATTATTGTAAAATCCTTTTTCTTTTGCTGCTAGAAAAAATTCTGTTAAATCTTGTGATTTGTTGTATATTTCGAGATTCCACGTTGTCATTTGTTTATAGTCCTAAACTGTCTGCTGTATCCGTCATAAACTACCAAAGTCCACCATGGAGAAAACTTTGGGAGTTTTCTTTTTGTTGTAAACTCCCAAGTTTTGCCATCTTTATCTTTCCATACCCAGTGGTGTCCACTCCAGCGTTTACTAGCATATGGAATCATGCGCCCACCTTTGGTAATTTTTTTCCATAAAGCCCAATACCAACAATTGCTATATTTTGTTAGCATCGGAACTGGAAAAATCAGTATCCATAAAAAAATCATCCAGGATGTAACTATATATTTTTTCATACCGGTAGTTTAAAGTCATTTATTTGTAGTGCGTTAACTACTTGTGCAACTCTGTTAGTATACTGTGTTTTATATGGTTCTTGCAAATAAGGCATCCACGGAGATTCTTGCAAGTGTGTATAATCGTATTGATATCTGTAGCACAATCTATTGTCTGTGCTGCCTAATCGCCTATGCTGTGTAATACTGTTGTCAAACAAACACAAATCGCCATCCTGTTTGTACCAATGATCGTATATGTATTTGTCGACTTCTAGTTCTTTTCTAATACGAGCAAGTAGTTTATCACTTTCGTCTTTACTCATACCTTTGATACCGGTTACTGTGTTAAAACTGTAGTGCAATCCTATATGACCGCCTGGGCTTTGTATAACCATTGGAATTTCAGCGTTTGGTTCTGGTGCCATATTTTTATACATAAGAGAGTCTTGCCAGTTTCGTAGTCCAGGATTAATACGTCCCGGAATAAAATTATGTATGAGAATCATTTCGTTTAGTTCGCTACGAAAACTTTCGCTCACACTTTCATAATAATCTACTGTAGTTAAAAATCCTGTAGCACTCGCAGTGGTTCCTTGGTATCCTAAAAGAGCAACTCCTGGCGCAAAAGCAATATTGCCACTTTCGTTACTGTGCCATAGCAGCTCGCCTTCTGCAAACATACCTATTGGATTACCATCTTTATCTTTTTTTCCACTTACACGAAGAATGTTACCAGATTCTTTACTAGTACCTTCGCGCATACGAACATAATTTATAATACTTTGCTTATCTTCGTCAGACCAGTCAGGACTAGCTAACGCAGTTTCGATTTTGCCGTCCCATCCTTTGTATTTTTCAAAATACATGCCTTGGATGGTTAGTCTGTCTCTTCCCCATTTTTTAATCCAGTGGTGATATGTGTTTAGATCTAATTTAGTATCCCTAATGATAGTAACAAGTTCTTTAACATGTAACTTTCCTATCTCTATCCATTCTTCTTCGGTAATATTGTTAAAGTCGATGCCGTCGACAAAAACGCCAAATCTTCCGCATCCTGGTATTTTACTTATTTTCATTTGCATCTCTCCTTTGTTCTATATAACCATGTAAAATAATATTCTAGTTGTTTTTCATTACGTTTGCCGTCTAGACTCTCTAACTGTTGTATATAGTTTTCAGGATGAAAAAAACTATTGATGTTGATACTAATGTCGGTAAAAGGAAAAAATTCTTTAGGTACAAGTTTATTCCATTTTTCCTTATCTGTGTAGTATCTAGTCTGCATTTGTACGCAGTATGTTTCTTTATCAGTTATTTCAGAAATTCCGTAGTATGTTAAAACGTTTTCTAGTATTGTATCTCTGCTATCTAAATTATATGTTAAGCCAATAGTAGTTACATCTGTATCAAAATGTTTTTTAATAATATCTGCTTGGGTACTATCAAAGTTTCCAATCCAAACTTTACGATCACCGGCGTTATCTAAAACTTGTTCAATTTTGTCTAACTTATTTGACCAGTCAATATCTCTAAATGTCATAGGATTGTTATTAGTAAGATCTAACACATACTTTTCGTGATTTTTATGTATTAGGTGGCCATTTGTATTAATTATAGGAGTACATGGTTGCAACCATCTGTCGCTCCAGCCTGCTAGTGTGTTGATAAAAACATCTGCTAATGTGCCATAAGGAACGACACCAAAATATAATTTACTCATGCTTTTACTATAGCATGAAAATTATCCTAAGTCAACCCAAGAACTGCCATTATATCCTTGAAACTTATTTGTACTACTGTTAAAGATAATCATTCCTGCTGTGGCAGTTAGATTATTACGTTCGGTACTACTTATTGGATTTGCTTTGAATCCGTATCCGCCTACAATACCTTCGTGATTTACACTTAGTTTTTTAGGACCTAGTACATCTGGTTGATTTGTACCGTCTGCAACACTAATTCCAAATATTGTTCTGATACTTTGCGATGTATCTGTTACAGTCCATTCTGGATCAACTGCATATCCCCAATGTCCTGCTGTTTTATAATCGCTTCCGTTGTATGCAATAATTGATTTAAAATCTAATATATCACCTGGATTTACTGATGCTCTTCCGTTATCGTCTAATCTATGATAATGCATACGAGATGATGCCTTTGCGCTTGGATGAGGAACAACCACAAAATCGTTAGATTCTCTATAATTAGATGTAATAGTTAAAGTGTCGTTGTTATTGCCAAATACTAAAGTACCGTTGTTGTTACTAGCAATTGAAACAGCACCATCTTCTTGCACATCCAATCCTATCTTTGTGCCATCTTGATTCCAAACTCTACCTTTTAGATTTCCTATTAGATCGCCAGTCACGTTACCTGTTACGTTGCCATATACCTCACCAGTCACGTTACCATTGAGATTACCGGTTACATCTCCAAACACTGTGCCAACTAGATCGCCTGTAAAAACTGCAACATCATCACCAGTGTCTACAACGATTATACCATCGCCATCTAAAACGTTTCCTGTAATATCTCCAGTTACATTACCAGTTACATCTCCAAACACTTCGCCGGTGTGCATTCCAACAGAATCGCCTAATAGACTTCCAATAAGATTACCAGTTGTAATCTCGCCTGCAACTAATGAATTTACTGTTAAATCATTTGATAACACAATATTTTCTGTAGTAATTGTGTTTACTGTAAGAGTTCTATTTGTAGCATCTAGTATTATGTTTTCGTTTTCGTCTAAAACATCTCCGATGATATTACCAGTTACATCTCCAAACACTTCGCCAACTAGATCGCCTGTAACATCTCCAATAAAAACAGCGTCAGTTCCATTAATACCTGGATTTAAAACAATGCTTCCGTTTGATGATAACACATTACCAGCTAGTTCGCCTTCTAATTTACCCAATAGTAAATTGCTAACAGTATCTACTAAAGTAGTGCCATTACTTCCTACAACAGGGCCTCTAATTGCACTGTTCCAACTATCAACCAAAATAGAACTATCGTTTCCTGTAATAGTTAATCTAACTGTATCACCGGGTAAAATATCACTCATTCTTTTCTCCTACACTTTATTTATCAGAAGTTTTCGCATATATTCTGATTTTAAATTTCTCCTTAGATTTACAGCTTCGACTACAACTTTTGGATCATCACTACACATGTGTGCTATTTTTTCTTTTGTGTATCCTAAATTTCGCATTCTATTATAAACAACGAATCCTGTTAAACTAAATTTTTTATGAGAATTTCTTGGATCTTTATAAAAATCGCTAACTAGTTGTTCGGCCTCTTGTGCTGTCATATGGTTAGACGACCATGTCATGCCGTCTAAATAATTTATATCTATATCGTATTTTTTTGAATCATCTAATATCTTTGACGAATTATTATACATCCATCCATCGTCGAGTTTTCTAAATCCGTATTTTATCATATTCTCGTCTGAAATGTTAACAGGCGTAATGCTTCTATTATATTGTTTTACATACAATCTAGTTACTCCTATTGCATGCAACGGAAGGTCCGGTCTATGTAACCACTCAAATGTTTCTTTTACACTTTCTTTGCTTTCGCTAGGTAATCCTACAATAAAGTTACCAGACGTAAAGACATCATCTCCCCATTCGTCCTGCAATCTAAATAATGTTTCTTTAATTAATCCTGGATCTGCACCTTTACCGATTAACGATCCTGCTTTTTTATTAAATGTTTCAATACCAAAATTTGCAGATGATAATCCCATTTCGTATAATAATCTAATCATTTCAGTTTGTGCAGCAATAATATCTACACGTAGATATCCACTAATACTAATTTTAAAAGGCAAACTTGTTATTACATTGTGTAAGTACTGTACTTTTGTTAAAGAATCGTTTATGGTGTCATCAGATACCATATAATCTGTAGTTCCGAAATGTTCGTAGTTATACAATAATTCTTCTCTAAGGGTATATGCATTTTTAGTGTAATCACCAAATTTTTTACCGTTTAAATTATATGCACAAAACGCACATTTAAAAATGCAACCTCTTGCAGTTTCAATTGGTAAATGTTCTCCGGGTGTTAATAAGTCTGATTTATGCCATTTAATTTTGCTATTATTAAAATCTTTGTATTCGTACATCTTATCTGTAATAACATTACTGCCTTCAATTTGCAAAGTGTTAAGTTCAGTTCCGTATTTTAAATGTTTAGATACAGCAATAGCAGCTTCTTCGCCTTGTCCTAAAATCCAATAATCTACCCCAGTAAATTCTTTAACAAGTGCTTTGTATCCACCTACCACAATTTTACATTTAGGATTTATTGTTTTTATTTTGTCTAAAAATCCAGTCATCTGTTTGTCGGTATGCGGAAATAAAGTTACCCAAATTTCGGATAATTGCCCTGGATTGCCCATAGGTGGAGTAAGCCACATTTCAAGTTCTTCTTTGTGAGACAGATGTTGGCTTAGTAATGTACTAGCAAATCCTACCCAAAGTGTTTCTTTTGTAACCTTAGCATCAATCACAGATTCGACTTCGCTGGGACTCATGTCTCCAAAGAATTCGATTACTTGTACAGTAAATCCGTTGTCGCGAAGTTCTGTTGCAATACGATAAGGGCCGGCATATCTTCCAAATCCTAAAGGCCCGTTGCAATCATTAAAAATAATAATTTCTGGCATAAATTTTGTATTTGTCAATTATAGTTGAACACAGGATATTTATCATTAAATAGTTGACAGGAACACAAATATGTGTAATAATTAAACTATGTATGATATTTATTTTATTGGATCAAAAGATCACCCCCAATACCTAAAATTGAAAGAAGAATTTATAACTGCTAAAACAGCAGAATCCGTTGTTTCGGCAAAGTCCCAAGCAAACACAAAGATGTTGTGGATTGTATATCCAGAACTGGAACTTAATAGCGATTGGGACTTTACATATAAATCTAAGCCGGCTGATATGCAGTATACACATGTATTTTTAAATAGTAGCAATTACGATGGTATAGCACTTATGCCAAAAGAAAGTCATCACGGACCAGGAGAACTTGCTGCTAGATTTTATATTAACAAAAAGTTTACAGATATTTGTGCAAGTACACCTTTAAGTGAAACAAGTGATATAGTTTTTATCAGTTATCAAGAGCCCAATGCTGATGAAAATTATCAAAGTTTGTTAAAGAGATTTCCACGAGCTAAACGTGTACACGGAGTAAAAGGAATACACCAGGCACACATCGAAGCTGCAAAACTTTGCACAACTGACAGAGTCTGGATAGTTGACGGTGATGCTGAAATAGTTGATAACTTTAATTTTGACTATGTACCTGAATGGTGGAATAGTAAAGCAGTACACGTTTGGCGCAGTATTAACCCGGTAAACGGTCTTGAATATGGATACGGCGGAGTAAAGTTGTTTCCAAGAGAAGAAACAATTAATATGGACACAAGTAAACCTGATATGACCACAAGTATTAGTAACAAATTTGTAGCAATGATGCAAGTAAGCAACATTACTGGATTTAACACTGATCCTTTTAATACATGGAAAAGTGCATTTAGAGAATGTGCAAAGCTAAGTAGTCGTGTAATAGACAGACAAAAAGACAACGAAACACAACAACGTCTTGTTACTTGGTGTACAAAAGGTACAGGAGACTTTGCTGATTATGCATTCCAGGGTGCAAAGTCAGGAGCAATGTTTGGTGCTCGTAATAAACACAACAGTGAACAATTAAGAAATATTAATGACTTTGATTGGTTAGAAGAGAGATTTGCTAATGAATGTAAATAATGAAATTGCAGTAGATAATATAAGCTGGTTGCACGGCTTACAAGAATATTTTGATTTTGTCAACGATAAAGAATCAAAAATGCTTGTTGACTTTTTCTTATCAATGGTGTACTCAAAGGACAATATGATAAATTTATCATTGGATCTTAACATTGCAGAATTTTTGCATTTTTTAAAGAAACAAACAACTAATGATATTTTTGATATATTTGACAAGTATTATAGAAATAACTATAATCCTATTTTCCTACAAGATGCATTTAGTAGAGGGCAAGTAAATAGTAAAATATGGGCAATGGAAGAACTTGCAAAAATACAAAAAGAATTTGATACTGTGTACGTACTTGGTGGATGGTACGGACAGATACGGTTGTTCCTTGAGCAAGTTATACAATATAATAAAATGAGAGTGTTTGACGTTGATCCTGAGGCATGTTACGTTAGTGATAAGATTTTTAACGCACAGCGCATTGAAGGCTATAAAGTAAAATCTGTTGAAATGAAACTACCAATGGCAAGTAGCAGCGATTTAGATAAAAACATGGAATGGGTCAGCAGAACAGGGTGTACTTATAATGTTAAAAATTATACAACTGACAAAGAAATATTTGAAAAAACACAACCAAGTTTAGTGTTTAATACAAGTGCCGAACACATGCCTAGTACGTGGTATCAAAAGTTTGCAAATCGCCCAATGGAAAGTGACCCATTGTTTGTAATTCAAAGCAACAACTTGTTTGATGTAGAAGAACATGTAAACTGTGTACACAGTATTGATCATATGATTAAAAAGTTTCCAATGAGTAGACTTGAATATGCAGGTGAACAAGAACTATTTGGATACAAACGTTTTATGGTAATTGGAAGACCTTAATGGATTTAGATGATTTAAGTTTAAGACAACTGCAAAAAGAAAGTGCAAGAGCATTGAGTACAATGCAAGCCACTAATAATAACATTTGGCAGTTTAACAAACAAGCACACCACAACAGCCAGCAATGGTACAAAGCAGTTATACAATGGTATATTGATGAATACGGAGATTTACCTAGTCAAACAGGCCCTGGTAAAAAAGTAAAGTTGGTTATGGAATGAAATTTACAAAACCTATAAAAACTTATCTATTTAAAAATCAAGATAGAGTAGATGTTAGCATTAAAGTAAATGACACACTTGTAAACGGATATCGTTTTAAACAAAATGAGTTTGAATCTATTTTACAAAAGTGGAAAACAGGAATCGAATTTGCCTTTGAAGGTGGATACATTTTTGTTGAATACAAAAAACACGGCCCACGTCCTGAACGTAAAGTTAATCCTTATGTGCGTTTTAGTGTAAGTATAGGATGGAGTACATTTCATCATAGACTAACATATGATGATATGTTAGAATTAGAAAAAGAATATTTTTATCAAAAAAATAACAAAATGTATTGGGACGAATAATGTATAGATATGAAGATATTAAAACAGTACACCTAGAAGTAACACAACGCTGCCAAGCAGCGTGTCCTATGTGCGATCGTAATATGAATGGCGGTGCTGATAATCCTCATATTACTAATGCAGAATTAAGTTTAGAAGATTGTAAACGTATATTTAAACCAGAATTTATTGCACAATTAAAAACAATGTTTATGTGTGGTAATTTAGGTGATCCTATTGTTGCAAGAGACACACTAGAAATATTTCGTTACTTTAGAGAGCACAATCCAAACATGTGGTTAAGCATGAATACAAACGCAGGAGCGAAAGATGTTAAATGGTGGACCGAGTTAGCCCATGTCTTTGGAAGAATGGGCGCTGTTATTTTTAGTGTGGACGGTCTTAGCAATACGAATCATTTGTATCGACAAGGAGTAGTATGGGACAATGTAGAACGCAACATGCGAGCGTTTATTGACGCCGGCGGCAGAGCTCGTTGGGATTACATTATTTTTGCGCATAACGAACACCAAGTAGATGAAGCAGAAGCACTTGCTAATTCTTGGGGATGTGAAAAATTTATTAAAAAGAAGACCGGCAGATTCTACAGTACTGCTAAGTTAACAGGTAAAGAAACACACCAAGCAAAAAACCGCAAAGGCGAGGATACACAAAACTTAGCAAAGCCTAAGAAAAAAGAAAACATCAATATTGCATTGTTAAAAGAAAAACAAATTACCAAAGAATATGGTAGTATGAA